ACAGTTGGTTTCTCTCGTAATGAGTTTGGTGAATTTAATTCTCGTTCTGGTGATACCAGTGCAACGGAAGCTACTATTGTTAAACAAGCTTCTGAGATTCGAGTTGATGAAAGAAGAGATATGGCTGCAGATATGCTGACTGATATTATAGATCATATGCATACTATCATCTTTGAGCATTGGACTGATGAACAGGTTATTGATGTTATGGGGCCTAATGGTATTCCAATCTGGATTAAGTTTAAACCGAGTATGTTAAAATCTGGAAGCTATGAAGTTAGTGTTGACCCTGATACATCAATTCCAGAAACTAAACAAGGTAGACAGAATAAAGCAACACAACTATTTGGTTTACTTAGAGGTGACCCATTAATTGACCAGATGAAACTAAGAAGATATCTCCTTCATGAAATGCATGGTACAGTATTTGATGATATGTTAATCTTCCCAGGATTAGGCTCACCAGAGAACCCTATGGATATGGCACAGGCTATATCATTGTTTACAGAGATGCAAGCGGGAACACAAGGACAAGGTGGCGGTGGAGATGGTGCTGCTGCTCCTCAGCCTAATGTTGGAGGTCAAGCGTAATGGGAACAACTACTTACCGTTTTCACTTATTTGATTGTCCTAAGTGTAAGACTGAAGATAAACAACTTTGTGCAGACCATGAACTATTTGAACGTAAATGTAAGGAATGTGGAGGTGATCTAGAGCCACGGCTCAAAGCTCCTACGGGAGAGTGCGCTACTTATATACCCTTTAAATCAGGGTGGTACGAACATATAGCTAAAGACCCTATCTATATTAAAGATAAATATGCTTTACGAGCTGCATGTAAGAAGCATAATATGGGTTCAAACTATTTGGACGATATGTAAACAGAAGTGTTCATCAAATGAACAGCAGGAGTTAATATGACTGACGAAACTAGAACACCAACCGCGAGGGTTGTAATTACTTTCTATGACAGAGAGATTGAGATAGAAGGTGATGATATTGGAAAGATAAAAAATAGCTCTATTAAGCGTTTAGAGTTTATATTAAAACGCGCAGTTAATGTTGCTAGAAGAGAAGCTAGACGGAATACAAGAATTATTCCTGATAGTGAATCTATTCCAATTAAAACTGAAGGTACAGAAACAAAAGAACCTGTAGAAACGAAGAAACCTGCATTGGTTGATTCATTACAGAAACTTGGAATTAAACTTAATAAAAGCGAAGGAGTAAACAATGCCTAAAGATGACGATAAGGGTGTAGATGATTTAAAGCAACAAGTATCAGAATTAACTAAACTGGTTGGTACATTAGCTGGTGGTTTTGATGCACAGAAAACGGCAATAGAGTCACTAACTAATAATGTTGGTCAGTTATCCAATATGAATCAAGAGCATTTAAAAGCTCAACAAGATAGTCAAAAGCGACAACAGCAAGCTACCGATGATGCTGCTGCAGCTGCGGCTAATGAGGAAGAGTCATTTGATGCTAATGCTTTAGAAGGTATGAACCGTTCTGATTTTATGACTGTGATACTTAATAAAGTAAATAAAGGCTTTGAACAATTATCTGGACAGATTACGGGACAGATAGATAGTGTTAAAGAAGGTGTTAGTAGTTCTAATATAAAAGGTGAGTATGATAAGGTTGTCGCTGATAACCCTGACTTCAATCACTATAAGGCTGAAATTGCGGCAGTAGCCCAAAAGAATCCTGATATGGCTATTGAAGATATGTACACACTTGCTAAAGCTAACAACCCTGAAAAGGTAACAGAAGTAACTGAACTATTAGCAAAAGAATTAGATACAAAACAAGCTGAAGACGCAGCTAACGAGAATAAAGATAAATCGAAGAGCTTTGGTGGCTTAACACCTACAAGCGGGCAGCGACAAGATAAGCCCTCTGATATGACGCAAGAGTCTGCAGGTAGTTCTGCGTGGGAAGAAACAATGGCTGAAGTTGCGTTAGAATAGTAATTTTCATTAATGTAAGGAGAGTATAACATGGCTTTAACTTTATCGGAGTCACTCGATAATTTGTATACTACTACTTGGCAAAACATGAAAGATACTGTCAGAGATCAGATTTTTGATGCTTCACCCTTTTGGTTTTGGCTAAAAGATAAAGGTAAGCTTCAAGCTGTTTCTGGTGGTCGCTTTCTAACTGAGCCTTTGCAGTATGCAAAGAACGATAACGTAACTTGGATTGGGAAGGGTGGTACAGTTGCCTTGAACGATTATGAGTTCTTAACCATTGCGCAGTATGACTGGAAATATCAGGCTGCATCTATGGTACGTTTCGGTGTAGATGACCAACAAAATCGTGGTAAGAATCAAATCATCTCTTTGATGAATTCTAAGATGGATAATACTAAGAATTCTATCATCAGTGATTTGGAAAGTACGTTGTTTGCAGGTGCTGCTGCTGGTAATGAGTTTGATGGACTTCAACATTTAGTTCAAGATGACCCTACTACTTCCAGTGAAGTTGGTGCGATTGACCAGAGTACTTATTCTTGGTGGAGAAATCAGACTAAGAGTATGACTGGTGCCTCTTTCGCTACTGATGGTATTGCAGAAATGCGTACTATGTTAAACAATACTGCTAATAACCTTAAGATGGATACACCGGATATTATCTTATCTGGTCAAACACCTTATGAGTGGTATGAAGATGAGAACTTGGATTACTATCGGACGTATGACCGGAAGCTGGCGGATATGGGCTTTCAAGCATTAGCGTTCAAAGGTATTCCTATGATTTGGTCTCCTTCTTGTGCTGATACAAGAATGTATTTCTTGAATACAAACTACATTCAGTTTAAGTATGACCCAATGATGTTCTTTGATATGACGGAATGGAAGACAATTCCAGACCAACCTAACGATAGAGCTGCCCAGATTATGTTAGCTGGCGGCTTCACTATCAGTCGTCGCCGGTGCCAGGGTGTAATGCACACCATTGATACACCGTAACTAGGAGGATAAGATTATGCCTGCAGGATTTAAGCGTGTATACCTTACTCCTCTTACTGCTGTTGATACAGCAGATAAGGAAGGAGTAGGTACCCTTCGATTTGAAGGGAATAAAGTGTATAAGTATGTTAAGCTTCAGAATACTACGGCAACTGTAGCGGTTGCTGCTGGTGACCCTGTTGCTTATGATGCTGAAGTTGGACACAGTGTAAGCCAAGTAGTATCAGATATGTCAGATGCTGATGCTGCACCATTTGGAGCTGGTATTATTCAAGGTACTGTTGCAGGCGTTCTTGCTGTAGCGTACTACTGCTGGATTCAAATTAAAGGTTCCGCTGTTGTATTAACCACTGTAGCAGATACTCCAGTGGATGGACAGGAAATATCTATGAGCACTACCGATAAGACATTGACCATTACCGAGTATGCGGGTACAAGCCCTAATATTCGTCAGGTTGCTGCTTGCATGGGTATTGTTCAAGATGCTACTGCCGACTTACTTGCACTTGATTGTGTGTTCTAAGTATATGGGAGGGCTTCGGCTCTCCCTAACTTTAGGAGCCTATAATGGGAACTTTATTAAAATCAGAACTAATTAACGAGGTAAGTAAATTCTTTGCTGACCGTAGTGATATTGATGCTGCAAGATATGTATTGTGGTTAAATCTATCACAACAAAGAATAGCTCGTTTAAAAGTTTGGGAAGAATTACAGGGTTTAGATACAAGTTTAGTTACTGTGGCTGGAGATAAATTTGTATCTGAGCCAAGTAACATAAGAAAGATATATACGCTTCGTCTTATTGATGGAGACAATTCAAGATTTTTAAATGGTAAACCTCAGAAAGCATTTGATAAGTTGATACCTTTACCTTCACAACATGCAGAAGGTAGACCTTCTATATATACTAGATGGGCTGGTAAATTTGAGTTATACCAAGTGCCTGACCTTGTATATAATTTAGAGCTTAGATATTCTAAGTGGGCAACAGCTTTTACAACTGGCGCAGATATTGTATCAGATCTTAATGAAAAAGATGATGCACTTATTATGCTTACCGTTAGTTGGGGTTTCTTAACTCTTAGGAATATAGAGGACGCTACTAAGTATTGGAGAATCTATAAGGATATGATTAATAATGCAGCTATGGAAGATGTGGAACGGCCTGATATAGATATACAACCAGAAGGTGTTGGTGGTAATAGTATAGTTACCGGTGAAACTTGGCGAGACCCTTTTAGAAGTCAAAATCCTTAGGAGCATACTGTGACAGATAAAAAGAAAGATAATGAATTTACTAAGAGTAATGCAGATAATAGAGCATTAGCTCGTGCTATTATTAAAGAATTTTTCACTATGATTGATGTTAAACTAGGTAAATGTATACGACAGAAACTTGTATATATCTTTATTGCGTTAATAGTTGTTGGCGCTATATCAGTAGGAATTATTAAAATTCCTGGAGGTTCTTAAATGCTTGAGATTTTAGGTTATGCAGTAGGGTTATTTTATGCAACACTTACTTTATTCTTAGCTATTATGCATATGGTTAGATTTAAAGAATTACTTACGTTAGACCAGAAGATTATGTTTACACCTATTATAATTGTAGGTGTCTTATGTGATGTTCTATTTCGTTATACGTTAGGTCTTATACTCGAAAGACCTCATCTTGATAAAGATGATATGTTGTTTACCAGTGTCCTACAACGCCATGTTGATGCAGATGATTGGAAAGGAACAGTAGCACGTTTCATGTGTAAGACTCTTGATAGATTTGACCCATCTGGGAAGCATTGTTAATGAGTGTTATAAATGAATCTCTAATTGAATACATAGTTGTTCATTGTTCTGCTACTAAAGGGGACAGAGATTATAGTGCTGAAGATATTAATAGATGGCATACTCAAAGAGGTTGGACTGAGATAGGCTATCATTTTGTTATAAGACGTAATGGTAAGATTGAGATAGGTAGAGATTTGGATAGCCCTGGCGCACATGTTAAAGGTTATAATGCTAAGAGCTGGGGTATATGTATGATAGGTGGGCTTGATGAAAATGCTACACCTGAAAACAACTTTACTTATTTACAATTTGTAGCATTAAAATTAATATTATCAACTTTAAAACTTATAGCCTTTAATGCTAAGATAAAAGGACATAATGAATTTCCAGGTGTGCATAAAGCATGTCCTTGTTTCTCTGTTAAAGACTGGTTAGCCGAACATTTTGAGGTTGAAGCATGACTGTAAAGATTAGTCTTGAACACCCTATTCTTCAAACAAGGCAGGGCTCTTATCCAGAGGATAGAACTTATAATGAAATAGCTAATCTTATGCGAGATGTAAGAAAGCAATTTCAGGTATTAGCTGAAGCTGTAAACTTTATTTATGCTGGAATACAGTTACCTAGTTATGCAGTAGCTGATGTACCAACAGCAAGTGAATGGGCACAAAGACTTATATATGTATCAGATGAAACTGGTGGAGCAATCCCTGCTTTTTCTGATGGAACTAACTGGCGACGTGTAACCGACAGGGCGATAATATCATGACAACTTTTACTAGAACGTGGAACGCAGCTTATGAGGCCAGTCCAGCAGATTCGCAAAATGCGTCTCAAGGGGCTGCACGAATAAGAGAAATTAAAAGTGATGTGAGTGAGAGACTAGAAGTAGATCACTCATTTGCAGGGGATACTGATGATGGAGCACATCTAAAAGTTACATTTGTAGACCCGTTAGCAGTCAAACCTGTACAAGCTAATGATGAGACTTATCTTTATACAAAAGATGTTAACAGTACAAGTGAACTATTTTATGAAGATGAGGCAGGGAATGAAGTCCAATTAACTTTAGGTGGTGTACTTAATCCTGCAGCTATTACAAAAAGAAAAGAACTAAGTACATTAGATAATATTAAAATTGATGCTTCAGTTGCTGCTAACGTACTGACTATTGACTTAAAGACTTTAGCAGAGACTGACCCTTCTGCAACAGATTTTATAGAAATTGGAATACGAGATGCTACTCTTACTGATGGACTGTATAATATAAGACAGATATCAGCAGCTTTAACTTTAGTTATATCGGCTGGGGCTACACTTGGTTATGCTGCTAATGAGACGCATGAC